GTCGTCATCCGCCTCGGCTGAGATGCGCTTGAACGGCAAGAACAGAAGCGGGTTGTGCCGGTCGAAGTTCAGGTTCATCTGCGGCGTGTGGTAGTGCTCGTCTGCAAGGGCGCCATCCCAATCTATCCGGAGGTATCCGCCGTCCTGCGATGGGACGAGCATGCCCGCGTTGGTGTAGGTCGTGATGGTCCAGGGCGTATCACCGGAGCCACTTGCGCTGGCGAGGCGCTCAGTGGGAAACATCTGCTCCACGCTGGCCGCGCTCGCATGGTTGAATACCGGCTTCCAGTGGGCCTTATCGAAAGATAGCTTCGCCGTGATTTTATCAATGCCCTCGGCGGGCGACGCGGTAGGGTCCCATATCCCAGATGGGGGCACGATGTTGATGGGGATGAGGATGTAGTCGTCGGAGTCTGCGGTCTCTTCGCCTGACGGGAAGACGTATCCCTGCGGCACCTTGAGTGGATTCATCACGTAGAAGCCGGCGGCGTTAACAGCGCCGGTGCCAACCGGGAGCGTCTGGGCGCCGTAGTCGGTGATGCGCCTGTCGTCCTCGGCTGTAACGCTTCTATCTATTGCGCCACCTCTGCCGTACTCCAGAATCATAAACGAGCGTGACACGACATCGAAGTTGAGGTCGGAGCCACCCACGTCCTTGGCATCGTCTGTGAGCGACTGGATGTCTGGCCCGGCGAGGGCGAAGAGGCCGTCCTGGTAGTTGAGCACCCAGGGTGCTGGCACGTTCTGGGTGACGCCCACCACCGCCGCAGGGGTGCCTGCGCCGTCATTGGCCACCACGGACTCAAATGTCCACCACGACCACCGCCCGGAACTCATCACAAGTGCAGCGCTCATCAGCGGAATCGAGATGACGAGCATGTCCATCGAGGCCACAAACGTACACTTCACCCCCTCGGGCTTCAGCCTGAGCGTAGTCGTAGGCTGCTCGTTGGCCGGGTCCGTCTGGCCGCTCTCGACGAAGTACGAGGTAAGCGGGTTGGTCATTCCCTCCCGCTCGAAGAACGGGGTAATCTCCTCCGAGATGGGCTTCATGTTCAGACCGTTGGTGCTCTGATAAACCCCGCTTGTATCTACCCATACGAGACCCCCTCCCGTGGAGGTGTTGGCGTTGGGGCCAATACACCCAACGGTATCGCTCACCCTGGTAAGCCTTCCCTGACTGACGACCTCTCCAACGGATGGCTGATAGAGCCACGTCTCATTCTCTGTGAAGACGATGAGGTTGGAGTTCAACTCCGCGATGGCCGTGATTTGCTCTTCTGACGGAACGTTGAAGAAGTTCTTGGCCGTGATGGCGCTTGGGAACCCGGGGTCGGTCCAGTAGAGCGTGTTGCCCGAGGCGTAGACCAGCCTGTTCTGAATCACGGCAACGTCTACCGGGTTGGGCATGTCGGCGGTGCGGAGGTAATCGTAGGCCTCCGGGTTAATGCCGGGGCTCAGCACCACCGGGGTGATGATGTTCGACTCACCATAGGGTTGCGCCCACTCACGCTGTGCGGTCGTCCCGAGTGCGGTCGGTCTCAGCCCATTGAAGGACGCGGGTATATACGCCCAGCATCCGGCGATTGTGTTGCCGAAGTAGAGAATATCGTTGAACTCTTCAAAGAAGAAGAACTCGTCCTCCGCTCTGATCCAAGCATCATAGCTCTTGCCGTAGGCCGTCTGATACTGCGGAGCAAGGTCCTCGACGCCCTCGACAGCCACGCCAGCGAATGTGCGCCGGTCGCCGAGTGTGACTGGCACTTCGTCACCGAAGCTAGCCGCCACGGCGGCCTGACTGGTGTGCGGGTAGAGCGGGACCTCGAAGCGCTCATTGGTCGTCAGGTCGTAGATGCTGACGATATATATGGGCAGCTTCTGCGTGTAGTCGACCGCCATCGACAGGTTTACCTCGGCCAAGAACACCGAGAGCATCTGTAGGTTGCCAAAGTCGGTCTTGATGAGGTGTGAGCCGAGGTGCTTGGTAAACCCCCATACGGCGGTGGCGCCAGTGGTCGGCGCTGCCATCATGGTGTCGAACTGCGTGACCTGGCCGAACCCTTCGCGTACCTGCCAGCAGTTATTGGCGTAGAGCATATTGAGTGCGAACGACCCCTTTGAGGGCGCGTTCGCCTCGATACCGCCACCGAGTACCTGTATCTCCTGGGCCTTTATGGCCATTAGTACCCGTACCAGGGGACGGACTGGACGTAGTCATAGCCGTCGAAGGCGCGGGCCTGGAGGTACTCTTGGAACTCCTTGAGGCGCGTGGCGGTCTGTCGGAGTATCGGTGCGCTCTCGGCGCCGTCCACGATGGCGTACTGGCGGTAGGCCAGGAGCGCTACGAGGTCATGAAACGGCGTGAGGTTGTCGAGGAACCCGGTGCTGGTCCATGTGATGGCGCCCTCTGGCACGTACTCGACGGTATAGGTGCCCGTCAGCTTGCGGGTGAACTTGAGGATGGTGCCAGAGAGGTAGTAGCTCGACGGCGTCACATCCAGGGCGCGAACGTTGCTCACGGCGCCGATGCGCTCCGTGACGAGCCCGGAACTGTCCTTCTTGATGACGCTATTGAGGCGCACCAGGCGACCGGGGGTGGCCGTGGGACTGGCCCCCATGAAGACCGGGTCGAGGTCGTACTCGCGCACATCTGACAATGCCACGTCGTGGGTCGCGTTATAAATCATCGGATTGATGTCACACACCATGTTCCGGAACTCGCGATAGCCATCGTCGAGGTAAATCTCGACATCGGCGTCAGACACGAACGTCTGATCAGGCTCGTCGATGTATTGCCGGAACTTGGCCGCTACCTCTGCCGGTGTCATCCAATACCCCCAAAGACCGGGCTAATCAGCGCCTCCTGACCCGCCGCTTGCGCTGACTGCGCCGACTCCATGAGCCCCTGGCTCCTGGCCAGGCCTACGGCCTCTTCAGCCATCTGGCCCTGGGTCTCGGGAGAGCCCACCGCCACGATGTTAGCCATCTGGTCTTCGCGTCCAGTCGTTGGCGGCATCTGGCGCGGGAAGACCTTCTGCATCGCCTCGGCCTTCTGGAACTCCTCGCTGGAGGCCCTCGGGTTACTGAGCGCCACGACCACATCTCGGATGTAGAGTTGGCGCTCTTCAGGCAGCGCGTAGAAGTCGTCGGTGTGGATGTAATCCGAGAACACCTTGAGCATCGAGCGGATGTCGTCCGACTGGAATATCTCGATCTCGTAGCCTTCCTGGGTGGCGTCGAGAAGCTTCTTGGCGTGTGCCATGCCCTGGACCTTCTCGGTGATAAACGAGTTGCCAGTGCGGAAGCTGAGTTCCTGGATGGCGCTCTCCGGGTCGATGAGGCCAGCCTGGAATAGCTCCATGACGTGCTGGTCCCGGTCGCGAGAGTCGAACCGGAAGGCGCTGCCGGCCTCGATGAACACCTCCGGGTCGTCGACGATGTTGGCGGAACTGATGGCCTCGTAGACCATCTTGCCCGTCTGGTCGAGCATGCGCGCCATCTTGGGCTCGGTGTAGTGAACCTTCATCAACTCCAAAACAGCCATAGCCATCGAGCGCACCGCACGCTCTACATTGGTCTGGGTCTCCTGAAGCTGGGATGTGTCCCGCTCGCTGAGGACCTGCATGGCGCGGCCAGAGCTTACGCCCACGGCGCGCTTACCAAGGCTGACCGAGTGGATGCCCGCCACATCGTGCATCTCTGCCTGGGTGCGGGTGATGCTATCGAGCACGTAGCCCGGAAGGGGCACTGGCTGAATCTGAGACGGCGCCCCACCGGCTGGGTTGAAGTAAATCTTCTCGCCTGGACGGTTGGTCATCGAGGACGAGTTGACGCCGGCAGTCTTCGGGATGGCCCACTTCGGGTTGCCCATCAGCTTGACGTTGTGGACGACCTGGGTGCGCTGCTCGTTATACAGGCGCTGGAGGTCGAGCAAGGGTTGCATGAGCCCGATACCCCACAGTCGCCCTGGGACCTCGGTGTAGCGGATGACCTGGACCGGGAACGTCTTGGTCTTCCAGGTGCCCTTGTAGAGGTAAACATCGCCGGCCAAGATGGCATGCCTGCCGTCTCGCCAGTAGACCTCCATCAACTCGATGCGGTCATCGGGGACGGTGTGGAGTTGATAGTCCAGACCGCTATCCTCGTCACCAGACTGGGCAGCGAGCACCTCTTCGACCTTGTCGGGATAGGCCTCCTCCACGTCCTCGCGGATATGGAAGCTACGGAGGCCCACCCACTGCGAGTCTCGCGGGTTGGTAACCTTGTCCTCGAAGAACAGGTCATACGGGCTGATGGGCTCGGTGTGGATGACATCGTCATCGGCGTCGTAGTAGCTGTGTACCGCTGTGGTGCCGGTGACCAGCAACCACTGGAGCGCGGTGTGGAGCTTGTCCTGAACGTCCTCGCGGGTCCAGTAGTACCGGAGCGCAATCTCGGAACTCTTGGCCTTGATGATGTCATCGTTGGACGGAGAGGCCGGGATGACCGCAATCGACGGGTAGCTCAGCGTAAGCCTGGCCATGATGTTACGGTAGATATTGAGCAGCAGGTTGACCGTCTGCCGCTGGCTACCGTCAGGCCTCGACCTCTGATTGATGAGGTAGGCGGCGTTGTCCCGGTCGAAGTCGAGCCACTGGCGCCCTTCGAGGAACATGGTACACAGGTCCCACACACGCCCGTAGGTGGTCTTGTCGTTGCGGGATGCCCTGATTTGGCTCCCGATATTCTCAGGGTATTTAGGCACTATCGCACGCCCATTCCGGTGGGATAGCGCCTATCCATCTCCCAGCCCGGATCGAAGCCAAGCAAGTCCTCATGGATGGTGGGGGCGTAGCCCAGCGATGGGGCGGTGGGCATCGGAATGCCGCCGGGCCTGTACGCGGCGGCCCTGGGGACGGGCGGTAGGGAGCGCAGATACCGCGCACCCGGGTTGAATTCGGGCCATACTGACGCTGGCCTGGGTAACTGTGATTGCCAGACGCCCAATTCCGGGGGCGAACCCCTCCCCAGGGGCGGAAGCGTGAGGCCGTAGTCGGCTGGCATGGCGCCACTCGCAGCGGCTACAGAGGCCGCCAGCCTCGGGTCCATCTGTAGGGCGCCTGGCGCCATGACCGTTGGCGGGGGACTCGTCAGGCCCATGGCCGCAGTCGCCGGGATGGTGGACTCCACGGGGGCCACTGCGGGGGCGCTGGGCGCAAAGGCGGCGCCGATACCGGCATTGATCAGAGAGGACAGTATGGGGCCCATGGGGTTGGGTGCGGGGGGTGGCGTAGGCTCGGGGCCGGTCAACTGCGTGGAGGGCGCGTAGCCACCAGGCAGCGCAAGCGGTGGGGTGGGGGGTGGTGGTGGCTTGGGCCTGAACAGGCCGCCCAGGAGTATGTTAGCCAGCGCTCCCACTATCGGGGCCGCGAGTGCCGGAACCGCCATGAAGCACCTCGAATATCTCGGACGGGGTTGGGTCTACATACGGAGGGGTCAGGAGGAGTTGGAGTTCCTCCTCCTTCGCCCTCCTGAGGGAGGCCAGTAGCCTGACTAACTGTATCTCCACGAACACCCCACCCGCAAGGAGAAGAGAGAGCAGGATGTCGTGGAGAACAGCCACATCACACCTAGGGCGCAATGCCGGTCAGAATGCCATTGGCGTTGGGCCGGTAGCAGTAGTGGTTGTAGTACCACTTGTAGAAACCTTCCCAGCTATCCTCGTTGACGATGCGCGCGAGCACAGAGCCGTCGAGGTCGGCAAACTTGCCATCCTCAAGGACAGCAAGCTTCCAGCACTTCGTGTTGAGAAACAGCATGAGGCCCCGGCCCACATGGCGCGCCGCCTTGATGGGGATGCCGGCGTAAGACAGGCCCAAGAAGCCACCGTCTCCCTTCTGGGCGCCCCCCTGCGCGTTCATCTGAACACTGGCCTGCAACAGGCTAATGTACTTCGCGCGATCGAGCGGGTTCATCATAATCACGTCGGGGTCCATCCCGCTCGTGACGCTGATGCCGTCAATCATCTCCTGCATGCGAGTAAGGTCCAAGGCCTCATCGGCCCCGGCGCTGCTGTTGTCCGCATCCATGTTGAAGATGACAGACTGGAGCGCCTGGGCATCGCCAGCATCAGACCCACGATCTACCCCGAAGAGTTCTTCGCCTCCCAGGTTGCCGTAAATACCGGTCGGCTGATCGTCGAGGAGTGCGTCCAGGGCTGCGTTGCCGGTGTCGCTGATCACCAGCGCGCAACCAAACCCGTCGGCCACCCCGGTGGTGTCCAGGGCGCCCGTGAGGTGAATGGTGCCCGCCGAAGGATTCCAGCCCGCGCCAGCGATGTTAATGCTCGCCGTCGTTGAGATGAGTTCGTAGCACACCTCGCCCGCGTTGCCGGTCAACGTGTTGTTGGTGCAGTCAACAACGGCGATGTCGATGTTTCCTCCCTTGGCATTCCACGCTTCGGCAATCTTGCCAAAATCGCCTCGGAAATCCCAGGCCTCATCAGCCCCGACAGACTTATGCTCGTTGAGGAAGCCGACAACGCGACCGCCGCTGATTGCGGTCCTGTCAGCGGCATTGCGGATGTCGTCCTTGAGTTTGTCCATCTCAAGCTCAAGCGCCCCGATGAAGCTCGCCGTGCCACCCTTGGCTGCGGCAGCAATCGCCGGGCCAGTGACCTCGAAGCGACCGTAAAGGTACGCGGCTGTAAACGTCAGGCGCTTGGTGCCCTGCGACTCGGCGCCCGGCAGCTCAGCGCCCTCGGCCTTGAAGTCCACGCCAGAGTTACGGTCGACATGCACAGGCACAACACCCTGCTTGCCTGCCCAGGAGATCTTGGCCTTCTCAAACATGTTGAGAACCATGACCTCATTATTAAGCTGCTCCTGAAGAGGACCGATGTAGTAGTCCTTCAGGACGGCGTCTAGCGCCAGGATTGTGACTGGATTAGCCATTTTCTCTCACTCCCTAACCAAAGAGGTTTACGCTGCCGTTCTTCACGGCCTTGAAGAGGGCTTCGGTGCCCTCTTTGATCGATCCGTATGTCTTCTTGTCGGCGCTGGAGGCGACGCGAGACGCCCCGGTCCCGGCCCGCTTGGGTCGGGAGGGAACGCCCGTGTCTGCCTCAGCCTCTGCCGCGACCTCCTGGGCCTCCTTTGGGGAGGCGTCGGGATTCGCGGCGAGATAGCGAGCAATGGCCTCCTCCTCGCGCGTTGCGAGCCATGAGGTGTACTGCTCTGCCACTCGATTCAGGTCAACATTCGGATCGCGCTGGACGGCACTGTAGAGAACTTGCTGAATGTCCGCTCTGAGGTTTTCGTCATAGCTAACCGTGACCTCGGCAACCTCTTGCCGTAGACGAATCCGCTCGGCGTGAACCTCCTGCTGGTGCAGGCGGGCCTCCATCATGGCAATCTTGTCCTGAACCTCCTTGGGAAGTTCAGTCGTGCCACTCAGGAGCCTGTCGAGTTCGTCGGAAGCGTCAGCACTGTTCTCAACCGGCTGGGCGTGCGACAGGTTCCGCATCATGGCAACTTCGTTGCGCATCATCTCGGCCTGCTGCCTGTACGTCTCGATCTGCGCCTGAGCCTCGTCGACTTCTCCACGATACTTGTTGCGCGCCTCGATGACGTTCTTGAACCGCTTATACGGGACGCGGTGGCCCGGCGGAACCGACTCATCCTCGGCGGAACCGTCATCCGCCATGGCCTCTGCCTGCTCCTCGCCTTTGCCGGTATTGGTCTCGGTCTCGGGCTGACCAGCCGGAACTTCCGGCGTATCCGCCTTCGCCTCAACCGCCTCTTCAGCCGCAGGAGCGGCCTCGACCTCTGGCTTTACGTCCTCGGTCTCGGACGGGGTGGTGGCCTCCTCAGAGAAACCAAGCTCTAGCTTCTCGCTCAACTCTTGTGCCATCTCTTCGCTTATGAGGCCCATATCAAACTCCCTTTAACGCCCTGGAATCTTGGCGGGTGTAACGCGCTTCTGCACGAATTGTTTCTGGGAGAGGATGTCGAGCGATTGCTCCTCATCTTCAACCCACTCTTTGTCGAAGACCTTACCCGTTGCATGCTCATATGCCAACATTTCGCGCAATGTGCCGGGACGGCGGAGTAATTTCTCCTCTTTGACAACGTCTATCTGGTCCACTCCAGCCAAGGCGAGGCCCCAGGCGAAGACCATGTCGTCGTGTTTGCCGCCATCTGCCTCGGGTCTGCCGGTCTTGGAATATACGAAGGTGTTCATCTCGGCCTTCATCCGCTCGTCATTGACGTCGAGGGCGCCACTACAGATGGCCTTGTGAAGCCTGGAGAGCAGCACCGGGCGGGTGGCCACCGAGGTCGCAAACCCCAATTCCTCCTTCCACCGCTTGGCCATCTTATCGAATTTGGTGCGGCGGTAGAGGTGTGCGTAACCCTCTCCGATGAGGTACTCGATAATGCTTAGTCCGTAGGAGTTTGACTCCGCCACCACCAGCGCGTCCCACCTCTTGGCCTCTTCGAGGACCCTTTCCGCGAACTCGCTTGGTGAGACCCTTACGTAGTAGGTGGCGACGCACTTCGGCTTCTCCTTGTCCGTAACATCCAGAACGCAAAACGAAGAAAAGTCCCCAGATGGCGACCCCGAAGCAGTGTCCACGCCAATCGCATAGGCCCGATACTTCTGCGGCTCACCATAGCTCCTGTATCCAGGCTTGGCCTTGGCGTGAGGGTAGATAAAGTCGAAATAACGCTCTCCTGAAGTGATGAACGCCACTTCGGCGGTAATCGGGTACTCCTGGTGGAAGGTTTGCCAGTTATTTCCACACTTTGTCCGGTAGGTGTCGAACGCCCACCACAGCTGACCCCGTGTCAGTTTGTATTTCTTGGAATATGCGGTCCATTTGGGCGTATGCCCCTTGAATCCTATGGGTTTCCCCTTAAGGGAGTATTCTTCGGACAATGTCCACGGCAGAAATACCTTCTCGTAGCCATTCTGGTCGGCCCAAAGCTGATGTGCGTGGTTGAGGCCGTTGGCGGTGGTCTCCATGACCACAATGGCGTCCGGTGTAGCGGTCTGGAACACGGCGCGGACGGTCTGTTCGACGTCTGAGTAGAAGGCGAACTCGGAGCAGTGGAGGAAGTTGTAGGTAGTGCCTCTGGCACTTTGGGTATTCGCCGTAAAAACCCTAACCATTCCGCCGTGGAAGAACAGTATCTCCCGCACGTTGGACTTCTCGGTGGGGAATTGCATCCACTTTGGCAGATTGTCGTAGAAGCGGCGGTAAATCTCGAATATCTGCTCAGCCGATTCGCGACTCTGCGCCATTACGCCCACCCTGAAGTTGGGCTGGAAGTAGGCATGCCAGAATGCGTAAGCGGCAATTCCGGTAGTGCCACCCATCTGTCGCGCCTTGAGGTCGAACACCCATGAGTTCTCCTCGATCGAGGCGATGAGAATCTCCTGGGCCTCGTTCATCTTGAGCGAGATGAGTTGCGCCTTCTTGTCGACGATCTTCAGATACCGACAGAAGTACCGAAAGTCTGACGCGCAGCGTCGTAACTCGGTCTCTTTGTCAGTTGACCTTCTCGGCGTCGCCATCAGACTTCACCTCTGCGCGGACCTCCTCAAGGATGTCGCGGAGCCTTTCGAGAACGACCTCGTCGCCGTCCTCCTCTATCTTCTTGGTACGGACCTCGACGTAGACTGTCTCGGCCTTTGTCTTCTTGAGTTGAGCCCTCTGCTGCTCCAGCTGAACGTCGTTATCCATCTCCGGCCTCTCAGACCACTTGTACCGCTTCTGGAGTAGGAACATGGCCGCGCGCCAGTTGTGCTTCTCTGTGGCCTCGCGGATGACTATGTCAGCGAACTTGGACTCACCGATGCCCTCGGAGCACTGGCTCTCGTGATAAAACCAGGGGTAGAGCGGGTGGAGGGGCTTGGCGCGACCGAGCTTGACCCAGTTCGCCAGCGTGACCTTGGACACCCCCGCGAGCGCGGCGGCAGCGTGGCGACTGTGGCCAGCCTGCAAGGCGTCGAGCGCCACCAGCATGCGCTCCTTCAGGGCGCGGTGGTGGTGGTTGAGCACGATGTCATCAGGCTCGGGGAATCTCAGTGGCCCATCGTCATCCATCCAGAAACCTCTTCTTCCATCGGTGGCGCTTCTTGCGGTCGGTCTCTTCGAGCATACAGATGTGCATACACTCAAGAAAGCGAACGGCGTCTTTGGCGAAGGTCACGAGTTCTTCGTCAGTGGCATCCACCTGGATGTCGTTGTCACGCAGACGCTCGACCATCCCCACGACTATCTGCCGGCATGCCCTGTGCTTGGGGCGCAGCGCAGCGTCATGGTAGCCCTCAAGCATGCCGATGAGCCCCATCAGCTCCATGCCGATGAGCTTGAACGCGGATACGATCGCCTCGTCGCGCGGCATAGCTGCCTGCTCGTAGTAGGCGACATCCAGCGCAACCTTGCACTGCGACAGGGCCTCGGCAATCAACCCCTCGACGATCGTGGCCTTGGCGATTCCGCCACTGCGTGCGTCGGCGTCGTAGACGACGATGTCCTTTGAGGCGATCTTATGTGCCGGCCCGAGCGCTCCACCCTCCGGGGCGAAGACGCTCACTTGAGGTAACGCTTGAGCCGGGGCCCGAAGTAACGCGGGCCCACGGCCCGAGCGTTGGACATCGCCATCCGCATCATGGCGGTGACGACATCCCTCACATCCTTGAAGCCACCGGAGGCCTGGACGGTGCGAATGAACTTGACGATGTCTGGAGGGGCGTCGCCCTCTCGCATGTAGATAATGGTCTCCAGGTGAGCGCCGCGCTTACCGGCTGGCGTCTTCGCCGGGGCCTCTTTCTTCGCCGGGGCCTCTTTCTTCGCGGGTGCCTTCTTTGTGGCCATCTTATTGCTCCTCCATCCAGTTCCAGGCGTGGCAACATGCCAATCCAATCAGCAGCGCCGCTCGCCTGTCATCATTTTTAGCCAGGTGCGCCAACGGTAACGCCGGAGAGTGCCTGGGTTTTGACAACATATTACACATGTCACGCTGCGCCGCAACAGCGCGCGACCTTGACTGAGTCGGCAACTCAAGCACCACGCGCCACTGTGTGGGGGCAACCTCGACGTACTGGATGTCCTCGTACCAGGCGCTGGTAGCGAAGCGCTCACGGACCCTCGCGAGGCCCAGGGACGCAGCGGCGTTGACGCCCACGTAGCCGCCTCCCTCCATGACGACGAGGTCCATATCGATGATGCTGCCGCTCACGGCGAGGTAGTCGGTGTGATCGATGTCCCTGAAGTCAACCGGCTCGGTGCCCTCCCAGACGACCACGGCGGTCGGCTTCTTGCCGCTCGCCGGGTCTATGCTGACCCACCGGCTTGGCGCTCGGTGAGCAGGGGGTGGACATTTAGGGAACGTACTCTTGGACTTGGCCACGGCTCTGGGCTCCTGCACAAACGAATCGGGTGCGAGCACCATCCCACTCGATGTCCGATTCGTAAAGATTACGCCTCGGGCCATGGCGGAACTTGTCCATCCCTATCTGTGCCTCCCAGGGGTGGGCGCTCTCGTTAACGTTGTGTAAAAGCCAGGGCACCAGGCCCAGGTCAGCGTCATCGTCGATGGCCCCTGATCCCTTGGAGTCGCGGATAGTTGGCCTCTCCTTGCTACGCTTGGCAGCCATGGTCGGCTGAGAGATGCTGACGACCACGCAGTCCAACTCCATGGCGAGTTCTTTGAGTCCACGGCTTATCTGTTCGATCTCCTCAGTGCGGTTACCGGCCTGCTTCTGAGACCGCATCAGCTGGATGTAGTCCACAACGACGATACCGAGGTCCCCCTTCTGGGCCTTATAGGACCTGGCGGCCTGCCGAACCCCGTCAATCGTAGCTGCCTGGTGCCCAACCACCCGAATTGGGGCCGATGAGACCTTGTGAGCGGCGTGCGTCATGGCCACCAATTGACCCTCATCGAGGCCCATTTGGTCGTGCATTTGGACCGGAATGCCCGATTCAGCAGCAATCAGGCGCGCTATTAGCTGATCAGCGGGCATCTCCAGGCTGACGATGAGCGCAGGGCGCCCCTGCTCCTTGGCTACAGACCATGCGAACCCATTAACGGCCAGCGCGGTCTTGCCGTGACCGTTGAGGCTCATGACCAGCACCAGCCAGCCAGGCCTGAACCCCCCGCCGAGGGCTTTATCGAGCGGATAGAGACCCGTGGAGATGCGTGGAGGCTTCTTCTCGCCATGCTGGATGGCATGCACCATACGCATGTAGTCACTTACGACCACATGCGCATCGTCTCCCTCCACCAGGTTGTCTCCGCACTCCCGCAGCCTGCCCACAAGGGCTTCAGCCTCTGAGATTGCCTCTCCTGGGCTGAGGCACCCATCCACCGCGATGGCGCCCAACTCGTCGGCTGCTTTGTGCATCCGGCGGCGTGCGCTCATCTCAAGCAGTCTGTCGACGTAGGCATCGAGCATGGAGTTGGAGCCGGCCCGGTCCATCAGCCTGACAAGCTCACCGCCCCCTACGCGCCCCCAGGACCCCTGGTCCCGCATGACCTCTTCGAGGATAACCTCGTCGTAGTCATCGTGGCGCTCGTAAGCACCCAGGATGCCTAGCCATATGAAGCGGTTGACGTCATTGAGGAAGTCATCGTCAGTCAGCCGGCTGGACACCGAGGGCGTCTTCGACGGGTCGAGCAGCAGACACGCGAGCACCTCGCGCTCCACGCTGGAACTCTGCGGTAGAAATAATGGGTCCATTAGCAACTAACGTCCAGGCCGCTCCGCAGGATAACTTTGTAGAACTCCTCGTGGACGCTGTTGGACTCCTTGATGCCGTTCCGTATCTCAGCCAAAACCTTGTAGAGGTCCCCAGTCGTGTACTCGGTCTCCGCCTCGTCCATGGTGACGAGCATGTAGGGCGTCGAACTGCCGTTCAGGAACGATACGAGGCGGTAGGCCGCCTCCTCCGTCTCACGGACCATGGAGCTTAGT